TCTTCCTTCGTCAACGTGAACGTCTACTATTCCAGACTTCAAAAGGAAATTTCCAGTCAATGTCAAAAGCGCCCCATAATCAAGATCAGTATAAGATGAAATATTAAACTTTTTAACTTGGGACTGTCTTCTTGCTCTTATGTTTTCCAGAGTCCCGTTGAAAAATCCATCCGAACCTGTCATTGCGTTCAGATCCGAGACAGCATAATTTCCAGAAGGAATATGAATATATATTCCAGAATCTAATCCAGTCGAGAATTCACCATCGATTCTTATTGAGCCATCAAATGTATCTACAGAAAGTATTCTACCAAACGTTCTAGCTACATTTTTTAATTCGTCGCTAACGGCGAATATGTCACCAGGTTGTAAATATGCACCTTCTAATCCAGCAGTAAAGGCAACAGTGTCTGCCTCAAACATTGAAGAATGAAGGACGTATCTTCCTATTCTTCTGGCTTCAGAGCGAGAAGTGCATCCAGCAGCATTTACTCTAAATGGATTTAGGCCAAACGTTCTAATGCCATCGACATCTTCAATAAATTCTATCTTTGTTTTAAAATTATCAAATTTATCGTTATATACAACTTCTACGCTAGTATATCTAAGATTTTTTGCAGTTTCTGTATAATTAAATTCACCATTGACAACATTAGAATTGGCAAAATACATTATTGGTTGCTTTGGACGATCAGCAAAGAAGGAAAAACCCTCTGTATTCCAATAGACTATTCCTTTAAAGATAGCCGCAATATCTTTGATTACCTTGTAAGCTTCGTCTTTATTGCCAAAATAAATATTACAAGTATATCTTGGTTCTAGCCCGCCTTTGCCATCAGATACGCCTTCAAAGAAGCCTTTGTCATTTACTGCGTCACAGTATCTGCCGATATCATAAAGCGTCCATTTATCAATTGAATTATTGTCTATATAATTCCCGAGACCGTAGTTAACGTCTGTAATTATATCATACAAAATCCATGCTGGATTATCGGTCCAAGCTATCTTGAATGTCCCGTCCCAATCGCCATAATAAATCTTATTATGATCATAGAATTGATTATTGCAAAACTTTTGGAATTCTATATCTGAATCATGGCGGCAGTTAAACTTGCCTCCACCCGAATCAACCGCTAATTCTCTAAGAGTTCTTGTGCCAGAAGAATTGGCATCGTTAAATATATAATAAATCTGAATTGCATTTTCTTGAGAATGGTTCAGAAGTGTAGCATAGGTTTTGGGCGACATTGTTTCTGGCTCTGATCCAGAAAAATATACCACTTTTCTAACAGTATTGGCCCAAATCTTACTTAGTACATCATCTTCATTTAGCGTCCCTGCTTCATCAGTCAATCCAAACTGACTTCTCCTCAAAAAGAAATTAGCGATTGAAGTTTCAGTTGGGTCAGTAGAAATCTTATTTGAAAAATTTAATGCGGCAGTTAACTTTGTTAACAAGTTTGTATTAGATGTGCCAGTGGCGTCTGGACTCTCTATTTCAAAAAAGTCATCAGTTTCATAGTAGGTAAAGCCAATCAGGGTTTCCCCTGTTTTCTCATTTAGGGTGGTATTTTGACTTGCAGAGGTTTGCCAGATTGATGCCCTAACAAACGTATATCCAGCCACTAACTTGGATATCATTTCTTTGATATTTCTAAGCAGCAATTGTCTCTGCCCGTATCCCATGTTTTGATCTACTACAAAAGCAATATCAAGATTACTTGGGTCTCCAGCAAAGTTTGGACTAGTATAGATATAGCGCCTATCTAATCCGTTGCCTCCAATTGCATAATAATTTGAAGGCACTTTAATTTTCTTCATTTTTACATCAAACTCTCTTTTTGGATAACTAGAAAATGTTCTAGAATCAAACTTTAATCCTACGTGCGCTGTCATAGGATATGAAAAACTTCTATCAATTACTTCGATCACACTATCAACAGAAACGTCTCTTTTAACTAACGGATTGATAGTTTCTGGAGTAACCTTTTCTAAAGAAACAAACCTATCTCTCCCATCAGTAGATGGAGGCAGAACAATCTCCCCCATTCCAGAATCAATAAAATAAATTGGATTGCTCTCTGAATCTGCGCTTCCTTGTGACGGATCTGAATAGTCGTCTGACATAATTTATTATAAATTAAGACTCAGTAATAACAAAAGTTCTTACATCATTTTCCATTCCAGAAGCGCCCAATCTTACCGAGCCTATTGGAGAAAAAGCATCTATATAAACTGTATGGGTTCCTGCTGCCATTTTTTGAGTTTCCGAACCCGGTATACTAAATGTAAATGTACCGTCTGCATTTATCTCGGTTGCAGAAGATCTTATTTGAAAAGATACATACCCAGTATCTAATCTTCCTATATTTATTTGTGCTACTAATCCTAAAGCTGGCATTACAGTTCCAGTAGCCCCTCTTGTTAATCTATATGTTGCAGTCCCAGTGAATGTAATTAGACTACCTTTTGCTGCTGACGCCGTTACAGAAGAAAACGTCGCCGCTGTACCTACTCCAAGACCAACATAACCAGCACTAACTAAAAGCCTTTCTGGAGAAGATGGGATAAAATCCTTAAAATATCTTCTTTTCAGAAAATGAATAGTATTTAATATTTTAGCTGGATTTGTAGGATAAAGCTTATCAGCTACTTGTTCTTGTGCTGTTTTTTCTATTGGCATTTTATAATTCTATTTGTGGGACTTTATCTCTATTTTCGATATAGCTTCCTAACGCATTAGATTGATTTCTTGATCCGCCGCCAACTGGAGTAACAGAACTATAACCATTAGATATGGTTCCGCCTGTAGCGACTTTGGCTGCTGAATTTGTTGCTGCTGCATCTTCTTCAGATTCAGAATCTCCGATCATCATGGCAAATGGGCTTGTTGCACTTCCAGCAATTGTTATTGTTCTGCTTTTAACGGTAAAAGAATTTTCTAATCCATATGTTAGAAATAATGTCATGGTCGCTTCTTTTGTTGTACCAATGTCATTTCTTGTTCCACTTTTAACATCAACTGTATCAGATAGCGCCTCGACCAATAAACTTATTTTTAATTTTTTAACATCTTTATTTTTTATTTTATGAACAAACACAAATGGATCTTTATTTTCAGAAGGCCAATCTCCTGCTTTCGCCCAAGCAACGAAATCTCCACCCGCTCTTTGATTTAGCGCCCTTTCAGTTGCATCATCACTTGACTTTATTGGGCCTAACAATTTGAACCCACTACCTCTTGGAATATTTATGTTTTTAAAACTTGGTAATGGTTTTTGATTCTCGGTTCCAAGATTAATTTCCATTAATATATTTCTAAAATTATATTCACCTTTATTATTCATTATGGGCATTCCGTTCAGATAAACGCCTTTAAGCATATCTAACCCATAAACTTTTCTGCCAAATTGATCTACCAAGCCATAAATCGGCCCCTCGCATAATATATCTATGGTCTCGCTCAGAGAAATAGTTCTTCTTAAATTTTGGCTTCTTGGTGGAACAAGCTTTGGATCTTCTCCGCTTTTACCTCCAGCGCCGCCTTTCCCTTTTAAAAATCTGTATGGATTTAATATTTTCATACATCAGTGAAAGCTGGAATTGATAGAGTAGCTTTTTGGGTTGAATCCATTGGAATTTCTGTTGGCAGAAACCTAATGTTTATTTTTACTGGCGCGGTATTTTGCTCTTCGTTGTCCACGATTACTTTACATCTATATTTTGATTGATAATAGGATAAGCCATTATCTATCTTCTCTCCATTTTTCTTTGGGCGTTCAGAGGAAAAAGTCACCATTCTATTTGAATTTGCAGCAGTTGATTCGTAATGGCTGAAGGTATCTTCAAAAACAAACCCACCAGAACCAGTTATTGTTCCGGCTCTTCTAATAAATACTGTTCCAACTCTTGGAGAACTTGCGCCTATTGATCCCCAATTAACTGTTCCTAATATAGCAATTTTATATTTCTTTCCAATAGCCATCGAAGACGCAGGAATAAGCTCATTTTTGCTCAAGAACTTATTTGCTTTATCTACAGAAAAGTCTGAAATTTTTCTATGATACAGTTCTTCTGTTGGCGCAATTGCCCAATTCGAATACACGCTGTCTCCATTCGTATCAAGCTTTCTATATATAGAAATACCTTCTCCACCAAGACCATCTTGGAATCTTGCGTAAAGTCTATGATAACCAACAGTTAATGGAATTTCTGTTGTTGTAGAATGCAAAGCTTGTATTTCTGCTTCTGTTGGGTTTTGATAATCTGCAAAACCCGAATACATTCCGTGATTTCCATAATATGAACTCGCTAATTGACCATCAATGTATACATCCGAAGCATCGTCAGAATCTAGTTTAAATCTATACGAAGCCACCCTCAAAACAGTTCCATCTCCAGTTACTTGATTTGAATTTTTAGTAAAAGTCATTCCTGCAACCACAGGAATCCCAACTCCTCCCTGTCCAGTTAAGCCAGCCCCTGTCCACTGAACTCCTGTTGCTCCGGGCTTTATTACTTCATACATGACTCCATTTTCAGCGTCAGCAATATTTATTTCTCTATTTTTAACAAATGGAACTCTGTAAAAACCAAGGAACTCCATAGCATAATTGTCGGCATTTAATCTGGCGTCATCATTTGAAGTTCCTTCAAGAAAAGTTCTATTTATGTTTGTACCGTTAATTACTCCAGCGTGAATAGCGTCTGGTTTATATGGAGAGCCAAAGTAATTAATTAAATCATTAAATTCTCCGCTGCCTGTTGGAGACGTTATTTGCTGCCAAGCGTTTGTGTCAGATGGTAGCCATCCAGTAACATCATGTTTAGCTCTGTAAAGACTTTCTACAGGAGGGGAGGAAACTTTATTCCAGCAAGTGGCACCACTTACCAAATCATTTGGCGCAATGCCGCTATGTCCTGTGATTGATTTATAATGTAAATCGCCTGTAGTTCCAGTTAGTTTAGCGAGTTCTCCACTAGCATAAATATAACCGCTATCCCAATTGGCAAAAGTTAAGGTTCTAAACTGCGCCGGTCCATATCTCACCAGTGAATTTTGCGGATAAGAAATGAAATATGAGGAGCCGGTATTTGAGCCCCCAACTAAATCACTATAATAAGAAAAGTCCTTTGCAAAATAAGATCTATAAACGACTCCAGAACTGAAAGCGTAAGGGTTTTCGATTTTTACTTTACCCTTATTTATTTCAGAACTCATGTCTTCCCATAGATACTGAATTTCAGTATCGTAATTTGGTAAATTAGGATTAGAGATGATTTCTGAATTTCGTTTAACGACTACCTCGACTGGTTCAGTAGTTACTTTTACTACGCTTCTGCTTATGATGCTAGAATAAGAATTTAAAATATTAACAGTAGTGAACGAAAGAGATTCATCCATTCCCATTGCTTGGTTTGTATAAAAACTATCAAGCGCGGCTGTTTCATCCTCATTGCTAAATTCAAGATCGGTATAATCATCGATTGGCCTATCAACAGGAGTCATCAACGTTTTGATATCGGTCTTTAACGGATAGTGTCCAAGGCTCGCACTTATTTGAGAACTTCCGATAAGAAGTCTGCCATATCCAACTGGAACAGCTTGACCTTGAGATGTATTGTTTGATTTGCCTCCAAATAAATAAGATTTGCCACCGGCTGCGACTTCTTGACTTAAATCTGGTTTTGGCGGTGGATACAATAATCCCATTACTCCTTGCAATGCCAAACCAACTCCTATGCCAAATATAGCACTACCTAAAGCCGAAAATCCAGTTGCAGCCGCAGCAGCGCCGCCAGCCGCAGCGCCGCCAGCCGCAGCAGCGCCAAATAAACCTTGAGCAGCGGCTCCGAAAAAACCGGCTGCTGCGCCAGCAGTAGCGATCATTAAAACTGCGCCAATCGCTATTAGTGCGCCATTTTTTCCTGCTCCCCAAACAACAGGAACAATATGAATTTCTTGTGGAATTTTTTTTACATCAAATTCTTTTGGATTCTCAAGAACTTGATCGTCAACAACCACTCTATAGAAAACTCCTTTCGTTCCTAATTTTTTTATTTCATCTAGAAACCCTCTTCTATTCGCGTTGATTGCAAACAAAGCTTCCTTTGCTGAACCGATGTTGAATCTAAATTCAGTTCCAAATTTATTTTGCAACTCACCATATAAATAAACATTAGTCATATTGCTTTTTTAATAGTTCTAAGTTTTCTTTTTTTACGTGAGGCTTTCTTGGGACTAAAAGATTAAATTTATTAGTTTGTTTGCTATAAATAACATAAGGAATACAAGAGTTCTCGCAATTAAACTGATCAAATTTTGATTCTAGCTCTTCTGTTTTTGGATGAGAATGATAAATGGCAGCTAGTGTTCCATTTCTGATATGGCGCAGAATTTCTAAAGGGTGTATTTCAAATACGTCGCTTTCATATACTGCTATGTTTTTTGCAGGCTCAGTTCTTAATTGTCCGTTCTCAGCGAGAACAAAACCGCAAACCTCAAGTTCAGATTTTTCAGCGTGTTCTATGATAGACTTCATTGGTTAATTGAATATTCTTCTGTTCCCGGAAAGCCGCCAAAAGGTAATGCGCTTTGTTTGCCAAATCTAAATGAGCATCCAGTTAGTGTTCTTGAGCACTGGTCTGCCAGCCAATAAACTTTATTAAAAAATGGATGGTTATTGGAAGAGCTTGTATGGTCTTTGATACAAACGTAAACTTTATAGAGCGGCTCCCAATTTGGAATAGCATTGATATCTTGCTTTGGAACCTTAACATT